AAAGAATGCAAACATGTTCAACTACAGTTTTGATGGTAAGGCTGACAGCGAGTTTGTTCTACCTGGTACATCAATCAAAGTTGTTGCAGTTGCAGGCTTAAATGGTACAAACAAAATCTATGCTTTAAGACTTTCAAACATGTTCTTAGGTACAGACCTTTTGGACGAAGAAACGAAATTTAGCATCAAATTCGCCGAAGAGGCTGATCAAATTAGATTTGTTGCAAAGTTCAAAATGGGTGTTCAGTATGCATTTCCACAGGAAATTGTGAAATTCACTGTATAAATTTAACAGGGCAGGGATTAAGTTTCCTGCCCTATTTTAAAAACTAATTAAATCTTAAAAATATGCCATGTGCTTTAACACAAGGATATACACTAGATTGTAAGGATAGCATAGGCGGTATCAAAGCCGTTTGGTTTATTGCTACTGGCAATGTCTCAGCAGTGACTGAGGTGTCAGGTGTGGTGACTGCTATCACTAAGGCAGCTGGTAAAGTATTCTATAAATATCAATTGGTAAAAAATAGCAGTTCATTGACTGAGAATGTCAATGCAAATGTGCAGAATGGAACTGTTTTCTATGCACAGGAATTGGCTATTGTTTTAAACAAAATGCAGGCAAACACTAGAAATGAAATTCTATTGTTGGCACAAAACAACTTAATGGCTGTAGTTGAGGATGCAAACGGCAAATACTGGTTGTTAGGTAAGCAAAACGGTTTAGACCTTTCTGCTGGATCATCTGCAACAGGTACTGCACAGGCAGACCGTAATGGCTACACATTAACATTCAGCGGTGGTGAGAAAGAACTAGCACCTGAGGTGAACAGTTCAATCATTGCTGGATTGACAGCATAGGCTTTCGTGGTTTTCAATAGTAGGTAGTCGGCCAGTCTCTATTCAGGGGCTGGCTTTTTTTTGTGGTAAAACATACGGCAAAAGCTATTTAACAATATGATATACCTGACAAAAGGCCAAACCAGTAGTGTGATCCTGACTTTAAAAGAAAAGCAGACACTAGCTGCACCAAACTATTTGTTTCACTTTAAGCAAAGGACAAGCAATGATGTGGTGGCTTTTGTGCTTTTGAATAACGCTGACACATCAGCACACAAAGACCGTTTCAATAAGTTCAGCATAAACGCTGTGACACACTTTGCAAATAAACTGGCTGGTGAGTGGGAATATACCATCTACCAACAGACCAGCACTAGCAATACAAATCCTGCCCTGGCTAGTGGCTTACTAGAGACAGGGATCATGAGACTGGATGAATCAACATCTTTTGCATTTACCGAATACGAAACCACAAACACATTTAAAGTAAGAGAATGAAACTAACAGACAATATGTTCATGCTGACCTTTGCTGAGGCAAAGCAGCCTGAGTTCATGGAAAAAAGAGGTGCTGGCTACATTGAATTTGGCAACAACAATGACTATCCTAGCTACCTTTTGGAAATGTACAATAAGAGTGCAAAGCATAATGCTATTGTAAGAGGCAAAGTAAACTACATTACTGGCAATGGCTGGGCTACCAAAGAGGCTGATCCTGCTGCTGAGATGTTCATCAAAAAGGCCAATGACTATGAGAATCTGAATGATTTGACTAGAAAGGTGTCTATTGACATTGAGGTATTTGGTGGTGCATACCTGGAGGTGATTTGGGGTGAGGTGGGTGGCATGCTTACCACTGTCAATCATATTGACTATACAAAGATTAGATCTAACAAAGACAATACATCATTTTGGTACAAGCAAGACTGGAAAGACAGCAGAGAAAAGCCAATTGAAATAGCTGCATTTAACACACAGGTAAGACAGGGCAAACAGATCCTGTACATTAAAGAATACAGACCAGGGATGGACACCTATTCACTGCCTGGCTACATGGGTGCATTGAATTACATCCTAAGTGATATTGAGGTTTCAAAGCATGTTTTGGGCAATGCTCAGACAGGGTTTTCTGCCAGTAAACTTATCACACTACCAAATGGTGAGCCTAGCAATGAGGAAAAGGGAAACATTGAAAAGCGTTTTGAAAAGCGTTTCACTGGGGCTGATGGCAAAAAGTTCATTTTAAACTTTGTTACTGGTGCAGACAGAAAGGCTATTGTTGAGGATCTAGGCACATCAGATCTGACCAAAGAGGATTTTAGCAGAGTAGATTCTATGATCCAGCAAAACATCTTTGCAGGTCATCAGATCACTACACCATCATTGTTTGGTATTAGTGAGCCTGGCAAAATGGGAACTAGAACTGAGATGAGGGATGGATATGAGATTTTCAAATCTACATACTGCAATGACAAACAGCAATTTTTGGAAAGTGTGTTCAACATGTTGGCCAGGTTAAAGGGTGCAACACAGGACATGTACATCCAGCCTGTTGAGCCAATAGGTTTTGAGTTCAGTGAAAACATCATTGCCCAGGTAGCACCTAAAGAATGGATTTTGGAAAAGATGGGCATTGATCCTACTAAATACGGCATGCCTACTGATCCAGTAGAACAGCAGCAGGCAGCAACTGTCAATGAGCATTTAAAGGGGCTTAAAGGCAGGGAATGGCAGAACATGCAAAGAATCATCAGAGAGTTCACAAAAGGCAAAATCACCAGGGATCAGGCCACAGCAATGCTGAAAGGTGGGTATGCTTTATCAGATGATGAGGTGAACACCTGGCTAGGATCTGATGAGGAAAGTGCAGCATTTGCAAAACAAATGTTCAGTGAGGATGATGTGATCAGTGTATTTGCAGAGTTTGGCGAAGATGCCAACAGATATGCTTTTTTAAAAAAAAAGAAAGTAGGCTTTAAGGCTGTAGAACTTTTGGGTGATGATGAGGCCATGATGATGGAGTTCAAAGATGTGATCCTTAATGAACTGGAAAAAAGTGTTTTGGATCTAATTACTAAGGATAAAAGAATCACAGCTGAGATCCTGGCTGATGTCACAAAGACTGATCTGAAAGTGATCAATGATACTTTGGGCAGACTAGAGGCAGATGGTATTCTAAAAGCTAGAACTGTGGGTGGTGTGATTGAAAGATCACCATCAAGACCATTGAGCAAACTAGCACCTGGTGAGAAAGCAAAGACTACTGGCTTTTTGGTGAGATACAGCTATGAATGGAAAAGTGAAGTGCCAACAAGTGAAAGAGACACCAGGGATCATCCATCCAGGGCATTCTGCAAAAAGCTGATGAGTTTAAACAGACTGTACAGCAGGGCAGACATTGAAAAGATCACAGCTAGACTAGGATACAGCGTATTTGACAGAGGTGGTGGATGGTGGACACAGCCTGATGGCAACCACAGCCCTAGCTGTAGGCACACATGGATGAGCAATATTGTAATAAAAAAAGATTAAAAGATGAGCAGAAATACACTTTTTATTTCGGTTAAAACTATAAAAGAAAGGACAGGGCTGCATGCCAATGTGGATGAGAAACTGATCCTGCCTGAGATCCTGACAGCACAGGACATGTACATATTGCCAGCACTAGGCACTGGACTTTACAACAGGTTACAGGATGGCATTGATGCAGGAAACCTGACAGCTGATGAATCAGATCTGCTGGACACCTACATCACAAACTGCCTGGTGTATTATGTGATGAGTGAACTGCCAATGGGACTGTCATATCAGTTTTACAACAAAGGTGTGGTGAGAAAAAGCAGTGACAATACTGAACTGCCATCTGCACAGGACATGATTGATGTGGCCAACAGGTACAGATCCAGGGCTGAATTTTATGGCCAAAGACTGGTGAAATATTTGAAACAGGTGGCAACTACTGTCAAATTTCCTTTATACAACAGCCCAGGGATAGGTGTGGACATCATCAGACCTGAGAGAGATTCATACACAACCACTATTTGGTTGGGTGATCACTGTGGGTGCAAAGATCCTAAAGACTTAGACAACTGGCTAAAAGACACAAACCAATGCTGTGATGGCGAATAAAACATATTCAAAAAAGAATCAGGAGAAATTGAAAATCTACCTGGAGAAAAAATTTAAAAATGGCAGCAAGAACACTGACACTAAATCAAGTGGTGCAACAAATCAAAGCAATAGCAGAGGCACACGAGCAAATTAATACTGTTTATTACGGTGACTTTGATGAGTTTTTGGGTGAGAGTGCAGACAATGTATATCCTGCCATGTACTTTGATTCAACCAATGCCAGCATCACTACCAGGACACTGTCACTGAATTTCAGTCTGTATTTCTTTGACAGAATGCTGCCTGAGAAAATCAATGAGACAGAGGCAGTCAGTGACATGCTAAGTG